CAAACATACGAATAATAATTGAGAATACCAAATAAAACTTAAATAAAGTTATTAACGAAAAAAAAGGAGACCGAAGTCTCCCTTAATATCAAAATGTTTTAGCTTTCTCAAGCTCAGCTATCTTCTCTTTATAGCCGTAATATATGTCTGCGTACTGATCGTCAGTAAAGTCAACTTTAATTCTAGCTAACTCTTCTAACTTATCCGCCTTCTTAAATCCTAAGAACTTAGCATAAGCGTATTGAGCTCCAGCTTCCCACTGGTTACACTTAACACATTGAAGATTGACATTCTCCTCATTCCACCTAGTATTCTTGTACTGTCTAGGTTGGAAGTGTCCTGCGTTCGATTCACTATAATGTATAGGCTTACTACAACTGCAGCATTTGCCATATCCATCTTTGTTGGTGTCTCTTAGTCTTACCCACTTCTGGAATACAGGATCGATGCGCTTTGTCC